TGAGGGCCGTATAAAACGATTAATTGTTAATATGCCACCCAGACATACCAAATCAGAATTTGCATCTTTTTTATTTCCTGCATGGATGATGGGCCGTGATCCACGGCTCAAGATTATTCAAACCACACACACAGCAGAACTCTCCTATCGTTTCGGTCGTAAGGTTCGTAACTTAATGGAGGAGAATACTTTCCAAGATATTTTTGATGAAATAAAATTATCGCAAGATTCAAAAGCTGCAGGTAGGTGGGAGACTAATAAAGGGGGAGAGTACTTTGCTGCAGGTGTCGGTGGTGCTATTACTGGACGTGGTGCAGATTTATTAATTATTGATGATCCACATTCCGAGCAAGATGCCTTATCAGAAACGGCGATGGATTCAGCTTATGAGTGGTACACCTCTGGACCAAGACAACGTCTTCAGCCGGGAGGTAAGATTGTTATTGTTATGACACGTTGGTCAACAAAAGATTTAACAGGACAGTTAATGAAATCTCAAACCCAAGCTAAAGCAGATCAGTGGGACGTGGTTGAGTTTCCTGCTGTCTTAGAGAATAAACCAATATGGCCACAATATTGGAAGATAGAAGAATTAGAGTCGGTTCAAGCGTCATTGTCCGTGGCTAAATGGAATGCACAATGGCAACAGAATCCTACTTCAGAAGAAGGTTCCATTATCAAAAGAGAGTGGTGGAAGATTTGGGAAAAGAGGGAGCTCCCTAAAATCAACCACATCATACAAAGTTATGACACAGCCTTCAGTAAAAAAGAAACAGCCGATTATTCAGCGATTACAACGTGGGGGGTATTTTTATATAATGACATAACACCCAATGTAATTCTACTTGATATGAAAAAAGGGAGGTGGGACTTCCCGGATTTAAAACGGATAGCGATGGAAGAATATAATTACTGGGAGCCAGAGACAATTATCATCGAGCAGAAAGCTAGTGGTACACCACTCACGCATGAGCTACGCCGTGTAGGAATTCCTGTCGTTAACTTTACACCGAGCAAAGGAAATGATAAGCATGTACGTGTTAACTCTGTTTCACCTTTGTTTGAAGCAGGACAAGTATGGGCACCAAAAGAGAAATGGGCAGAAGAATTGATTGAAGAATGCGCAGCTTTCCCTTATGGTGATCATGACGATTTGGTTGATAGCATGACACAAGCGTTAATGCGTTATCGTCAAGTCGGATTAGCCGTGCATCCAGAGGATTATGAGGATCCACCGATGTTACAGCAACTACCTTCACAGAGGGATTATTACTAATGAGTTTTAAAAAAGGATTCACGGTCAAAGAACCTAAAAAGAAGAAGACCAAGAAGGAGAAGACGGAAGCGTCTTTTAAGAATCCTAAAGCAAGTTATTATAAATTCGTGCAACCTAGAGGATTTAATGCTATGTTGCAAAAAAAACAAAAGAAAACTTTAATTACGTGAGGCCATAATGGGTAAAAAAAGTATTATTAATGCAATTAAACAAATTGAAATGGATAGTGGTTCATGGGACGATGACCAATTAGAACAGTTACAAGAAATGGATTTAAAAGAATTAAAGGGTATTTTAAAAGATTATGACCCTGGTTTAACCAAGCAATACACGAAGAAAAAATCTAAACCTACAAAAGTAGCAACAGCTAAACGTGGTGGTATAATTAAAAAATTTGCATCAGGTGGTGCAGCTACTAGAGGATTTGGGAAGGTAATTAAGTAATGGCAGTAGAAAAACCAATTATTGCAGGTGAAGCTTTAATAGAAGAATCACCAACAGATGTTTCATTAGTCGAGGATATTGGCGCAGAAATCACGCCTACAGAAGATGGTGGGGCAATCGTTGGAAACGTTGAAGAAGAAATTGCTGTTGACTTTTCATCAAACTTAGCAGAATCTATAGATGATGACGAGCTTAACAATCTATCAAGTGAATTAAGACAACAATATGAAGATGATAAAGAGTCACGTTCGGATTGGATAGACTCGTACACAAAAGGTTTAGACCTCTTAGGGTTTAAATACAATGAACGCTCTCAACCCTTTCAAGGTGCAAGCGGGGTTACACATCCCCTCTTGGCTGAGAGTGTTACGCAATTTCAAGCACAAGCATATAAAGAATTATTACCAGCAGGTGGTCCTGTAAAATGTAATATCGTTGGTGATGTTAACGCAGAAGTAGAAGCACAATCACAACGAGTTAAAGATTATATGAATTATATGATCACGGATCAAATGGAAGACTACGATCCTGACATGGATCAAATGTTATTTTACTTACCACTAGCAGGTTCAAGTTTTAAAAAAGTATATTATGATGCTGACTTAGCAAGACCAGTAGCAAAGTTTGTTCCCGCAGAAGATTTAGTTATTCCGTATTTATCTACCGATTTAGATACGACAGAGAGAGTTACGCATGTTGTTAAAATGTCGAAGAACGATATTCGTAAAGCTCAATACGCAGGTCTTTATAGAGATATTGATTTAGAAGATCCTTACGATGAAGAAACTTCTGTTCAAGAAAAATATAATGACATTCAAGGTGAAAGAAAACCAAACAACACAGACACATACACTTTATTAGAAGTACATTGTGATTTAGACATAGAAGGTTTCGAAGATAGAGACGAGGAATCAGGAGAACCTACAGGTATAAAGATTCCATATGTTGTTACAATTGAAGAAGGGTCAGGAAAAGTTCTGGCTATCTATCGTAACTACAGAGAGGGAGATCCTACTAAAAACAAAATTGAATATTTTGTTCATTATAAGTTTTTACCGGGTCTTGGCTTTTATGGTTTTGGTCTTATCCATATGCTTGGCGGACTCAGTAGGACGGCCACGTCCGTTTTGCGTCAACTCATTGACGCTGGCACACTATCGAATTTACCCGCAGGTTTTAAAGCAAGAGGTCTTAGAATTAGAGATGATGACAACCCAATTCAACCTGGAGAATTTAGAGATGTTGATGCACCATCAGGAGATTTACGAAACGGATTACTACCTCTTCCTTATAAGGGACCAGATCAAACATTATTCGCCTTACTAGGTTTTTGTGTTGACGCTGGTAGAAAGTTTGCTGCAGTAGCTGATGGAAAAATAGGAGACGGATCTCAAGCAAATCCAGTTGGTACAACAATGGCACTACTAGAACAAGGTTCTAAGGTCATGAGTGCAATTCATAAACGATTACATTACGCACAGAAAAAAGAATTTAGAATTTTAGGCAGAATAATGGCTGAATTCTTGCCACCAGAATATCCATACATGGTAGCTGGAGGCAATAGACAAATTAAACAAACTGATTTTGATGAAAGGGTAGACATTATACCTGTTTCAGACCCAACAATCTTTTCTATGTCGCAACGTATTACGTTGGCACAAACACAATTACAATTAGCACAGTCAAATCCACAGATTCATAACCAATATGAAGCATATAGACGTATGTATCAAGCAATGGGCGTGCAACAAATTGATCAAATACTACCTCCACCCCCACAACCACAACCAATGGACCCAGCAATGGAGAATTCACAGGTTTTAATGCAAAAACCACTACAAGCTTTTCCAGAACAAGACCATATAGCCCACATTGATGCACATCGTGCCTTTATTTCGTCGTATTTAGTGAAAAATACACCAAATATCATGGCATTACTGCAATCTCACATCTCTCAACACATAAGTTTTGTAGCAAGACAAGAGATTGAAGCTAAAAATGGACCGATATTCCAGCAACAAGCTGCACAATTTGGTGGTCAACTACCACCAGAACTAATGCAACAGTTCCAAATGCAGAATGAAAAAGAAATTGCTATAAGAATTGCAGAATTAACTAATGAGATGGTAGCAGAAGAACAAGAATACTTAGAAGGCATGACGAAAGACCCACTTGTTACACTAAAAGAACAAGAATTAGGTTTACGTGCAGAAGAATTAGAACTTCGTGCACAAAAAGATGGAGAGAAACAAGCTCTCGAAGAACAAAAACTAGCTATTCAAACACAGCAAAATCAAGAAAAGATAGATGATGCAGATAAACACGCAACTATTAGAGAGGGAATATCACTTGCAAAGCTAGCGGAATAGTTTTAACTATTATTTATGGATACTCCAACACAAATATTAGAAGATTATTTTAGTGGACTAATGACAATTGTTGATCAATCTACTAAATCACAGAATGATCAAATTTTAATGGCAGGTGCAATGATGGCTGTTGCTAAAATGTTATATCACAATAATCTTACGGAACAGGAGTATAATAATATTTTACATCATAACGTAAGAGACTTGATAAATCTTATAAAACCAACTATACATTAATTATGACTACAATGACCAAGGAAGAATATAAAAAGCATTCAGAAAATACTACTGACAAACAAAGAGAAGAGAGTCAGGCAAGAGTTGCTAAATTAGAATACGAACAAGAAAACCCAATTAAAATTACAATAAAAAAGAAACCTAAAAAACCTAAAAAAACAGTTAATCTAGGTAAAGGTGGTAAAGGTAATTATAAAGTTAATAAAGAAAAAGGTGGCAAAGGTAATTTTGCTGGAGGCGGTAAAGTAGTTAAAATGAAAGATGGTGGCTTTCCAGATTTAACAGGACCAGGTGGTGGACCACCAGATGGTAAAGTTACACAAGCAGATATTTTAAAAGGCAAAGGAGTTTTTAAAAGGGGTGGTTCAGTGAATAAGAAAAAAATTATCCGTGCTGCAAAACGTGGCTTCGGTGCAGCAAAGAGAGGTTTCTAATGAAATTTAAAAATGCAAAAATGACTATTGTTCCTCAAAAGAATCCATTTCCAAACGCTAAAGTAGCTTCAACAGCAGAGCAAGTTTTCTCTCCTTTTGTAGTAAAACAGAATAAAGGAAGTGGACCACAAGGACAAACAAGTAAAATGCAAATTAAAAAAGTAGCTTTCAAAGGCGTAAAATAGTATACTTCGCTACTTTAACAAAGGAGGTTCTATGAACTTACTAAAAGATCTATGGTCACACATCAAAGAATGGAGTGACTGGAAAATGAAGGACTGGATAAAAGCGGCTATCGTGGCTATCGTTGTTCTTTGGATAATTAGTTGGATGACAGGCGGAGCAGCATAGTGCTTAATCTTCTCGGAGGACTATTAGGTGGTAAAGGCGGAGCCTTAAAAACTATCGCTAAAGTTGTCGACGAGATTCATACATCAGAGGAAGAAAAATTAGATAAAAAAATATTGATGCAACGCATTCAACAAAAGCTTGCAGAAAAGCAATTAGATGTTAATGCAAAGGAAGCCAGCCACCGCAGCATATTTGTTGCTGGCTGGCGACCATTTATAGGATGGATCGGTGGCCTTGCATTAATGTTCGAATTTATTTTATCTCCATGCATAGAATGGTACGCTAAGTTTGCAGGATTAAATTTAACGGCTCCTGAAATTCAAACTGGGCCTCTTCTAGCAATTGTCACTTCAATGCTCGGAGTTGCCGGGATGAGAAGTTTCGAGAAGGCGAAGGGTCTTACTAAGTGACATACGACGAATTAGCTGATTCAGTAAAATTATCAGAAGGCTTCCGAGACCATATATATAAAGATACCGAAGGTTTCGCCACGATAGGGTGGGGTCATAAAGTAGTACATGAAGATAATTTTAAAGAAGGTAAAACATATTCAAAAGAAGAATTACAAGAAGTATTTGAAAAAGATTTAAATAAAGCAATTGGTTTGGCAAGACAACTTATGGAAGAGAATGATGTAAGAAATCTACCTACCACTGCTCAACACACTATCGCAGAAATGTGCTTCCAGCTTGGAAAGTCAGGGGTTTCCAAGTTCCGTAATATGTGGAAGGCCCTGCAGGAAGGCAATTTTATTGGTGCGAGTTTCGAGATGCTCGACTCGAAATGGAATAAACAAACTCCAAATCGCTGCAAAAAATTAGCTGACCAAATGAAATCATGCGAATAGAAAA